TCTTCGTCGCCTGAATCTTTCTGTAACTGAAAGTCTAGGAAGAGGACGTACGGTCTGTATAATTGATTCTCATCACGCCTTCCCGAAATCCTTTCAGAAATTTGCTTGGGATGCGATATTTAAACTGAAGGATCAGCAAGATTTACGTCTAGCGCTGACATATATTACAAACGCCACGAAGCCAATTCACGTTGTCTGGATAGGCGATGAAATGTCCCAGCAAATTTTTCAAAAGTTAAGTGATACAAGTACCACGGTCATTGGACTTGGATCAAGATCCCATGTACCAGTGCAACCATGGAATGTCATCTTTTTTCCACATGATATGAATTCGCAGCAGATTGAGGAAATGTTATTATCGCGTGTTGGACAGAATAAACTCAGATCAATGAATCTGCGGAGTATTTTACCTGAATTAAAAACAGCGAAAGCATCTCTCGTTTGGTCAACCATTGACGAAACGGAAAGGGCAGGTTCACTGTATTGGTTTGATACGATGGACGGACAACCGCCAGAGGAATTATGGAATCCTATGGAAACATCTATGTTTTTACATGATTTAGCGGATCGTATTGCGTCTGCGAAGTGATTGGCGCATCAACTTGAAACTCCTTGCGTCGTTATCGTTGATTACTTGCGCATTAACTTGAAAGTGCCCTTCTTCGGCTTGTAGCCCTTCGCGAACAACTTCTTGATAGCCTTCAAGCCCGCCGCGTGCTTCTTCTTGCTAACAATACGCCCCTTCTTGGTCTTCATGAGGTCGCCCTTGGTCAGTCCACCGGAGGTGTGCTTCGCCGTTCCGTGCCAAACCTGGCTCTTGGAGCCCGTAGTTACCATCGCGCCGCCCATCATATTATTCTTACGATTCTTGCGAGTGGAGACCATTTTACTTATAGTAAAACTAGAGAAAATAAATTAGTACATGGAAAGTCTGGGCGTCTCGCCATTATCAATTCGATCCATCAAATCCTTCATTTTACTCGAGTCATAAACTCCAGCAAAATGAACGAGAAGATCGCCATGTTCCCACTTGGGTTCCTTCTCGAAGCCCATCAGATACGCATTAAAACGCTTGTGCTCATTGGTCACCTGAATTGCGTCTTTGACCTCAGTATCTGAATTCATGAGCTTATCAATGCCGGCATTCTCCCACCAGATATGATAAATTACATCAGTCTGCTGATAGACACGTCTCCAGAAATTCCGAATCCACGCCGTATTTCTCATGACAATGTTTCCAGCATTTACATGACCGCAGGCATCAAATGTCATCAGCATTTGCTTATTGTCCTTGAAGATTGAGAGTACATGATCCTCAAACTTAATTGACTTATTTGTGATATAGACATCGGCATCACTTAACCAGACAATTGCATTTTCGGGTAGCTTCTCCAAATGATGAAGGAGGAAAGGTACCTTTGACCATGAGATAGGACGGTCGCGATCCCAGAAAGTCTCGTCGCCCTGGATATAGGTGTATCCATGCTTTTCAGCATAATCGACCTTCGATTTCAGAGCCTTGTCCAAATTCCGACAATAATCCTTGCCTAGCGCAAGCGTCAAGATAGTAAGAGACATTAATATAGTATAGTCAAGCCTCTTTAAAACCTCAAACAAAAAATTGAATTTTCCGGCGCTAATAAAGTAAATAGCTACACAATGTTTGAATATCATTACAATGACAATGGAGATCTTATCTGTCCCCACTGCGACAAGGTCGTTCCCAAAAAGGAGAACGCCGATGGTACATTTAGCGCTCGTCAGAGCACAATGCACTATCACATGAAGACACACGAAGGTCCTTTCACTTGTCGCCATTGTAATAAGGAATATACCCATGAATTAAATTTAAAGCAGCATATGCTCGATCAGCATCCGACGAAGGCTCAGGAACAGGAAAAACGTGAAGTATTTACATGTCCTGTAAATGGTTGTGGTCACGAATCCAAGACGAAAGGAAATAGAATTCCTCACTTCTTGCGAAATCATTGTGGAGATACAATTCAGAAGAACGAACTTACTGTAAAAGACTCAAAGGAGTCAAGTTGTAAGCTTTGTTCAGTTAAGTTTAAGAATAGGGCGTCCTTTATTTATCATTTGGCGCATTGCCTTGTAGAGAAGAATCAGTCACCTCATGAGTTGCTGCGTACTATTTTGTAACATCTTGGATTGAGTTGACACTGAGGACTAGATTGTACAAATGATAGCCGAGAGCAGCAAATCCAGACATGGCTAAAAGTTCATACGCCGGTCTTGGAGTATTTTTTTCGTTAGCTCCTACATAAATCAGAAGCGGCGCGACTAGGAATACGTGAATTAAATTAATCCAGAGACTGGGAGACTGGACCTGAATACGAACCCAAGCCTTGTAGCCGTGATAGACAAGAATAAAAACGCCAAGAACAAGGGTTACCGTATAGATCCAATACGGAACATTTCCGCGATTCAAGGCAATGTAGAGTAAAAAGGGAACAACTACAAAAATATGAAAGAGTGAGAGTATAATATGGGGGTCCATTACTATATATGATTTATAAAAATTGACACAAAATACCTAAAATCTATATATAGAAATGGTCTGTTTCACTATCCGTGTAATTTATCCCCTACATCACAGTATAACTGTGAATAGACAGAATGATAGATACTTAAATCATCTGGTAAAACATTATTCGAATACATCGGTCTATGACTGTGTAAGTGGAAAGAAGAGCGAGTGGTGGTACGATGTTGTCGTCTGTGACAATGACATCTCAAATTTTCTTGATACTCTGCCGAGTCCATTTTATTTGGAGTCGATTGATTACAGATACAGTTCGCGTCGTCTTTACACGAATAGGCGAATCTCTACAGAGTCACAGATCTATCCTCGTACGCCCTATGAAAATCATATTTACTGGAAAGCTGTCTACACAGAATATAACATGCCACTGGTGAAACCGCAAACAAAAATTGAAAAGCGCTGGGTATATTAATAACATAACAACATGCAACCCATCAATGAGCGCCATTATGCTCTGTTAGAGTCGTTTATGGACGACCCTAACATTACACGGATGCGACAGAGACATAGATCGCAGCGATTTCATTACGCGATGCTTGTTCTTAGGGGGAAGATCATTTCGATGGCGTCGAATGATTATGGCACATCTGCGCGATGCGGATGTGGCTACGGAAAGTGGTCTACGATTCATGCTGAGAAGAACTGTATTAAGAAGATTGGCGATTTGTCTAAGTTGAAAGGCTGTGATCTTTATGTGATGAAAATCAGGGAACACGCAATCACAAATCAGAAGTACTTCTCAAATTCAAAGCCTTGTAGGAGTTGTACGCTGTTTCTTGAGAAGTGCCAGAGGAACTTTGGTCTCAAGAACGTGTTTTACACGAGCATGCCAGAAGGCGTAAATCCGCAGGGTGTTTATTCTGAGTAAATAAAAATGAAAGAAACTATTTTTGTTCCCCCCATTTTCACTTGCTGCTTTAATTGCTGTATCTGCTCATTTATTTGCTGTTTTAGCGGCTTTCGCAGCTTCTTTCGCCGCCTTTAGAGCAGCCTTCTCGGCAAGCGCAGCAGCCTTTGTGGCAAGCGCCGCAGTCTTTGTGGCAAGCTTTGCAGCCTTCTCTGCTGCCACCTTATCTTTCTCTGCGGTTTTCGCCGCTGCAGCCGCCGCCTTTTCATCCTCCTTCTTCTTCTTTAGAGCCGCACGAGCCTTCTTTGTCTTGCTACACCAGATGAAGAAGTCCTTCGATCCATATTCAGGCATGGGCGGAATGTAGTTCTCATCATGGACAATCGGCTCTTCAATAACAGGCGGAGGTGGATTCTTCTCAGCCTCGATCATCGCCTGCGCAAACGCCTCTTCCTCAGGTGGCACAGGCTGCTTCAAGACCTCTTCATAATACTTGTACATAATCTGGCGCGCTTCTTCCGCTTCTGTCAGCTCAAGATGCTTAATCTTAAAGATACGTTTCTTTGGAATAATCCTTTCAGGAGAAATATTCCATGTCTTTCCGTTTCCGAGATCCCATTCAAAGGACGTCATTTGAGTGCCACTAGTGTACTCCGCATCATTTTTCAATTTTATGTCCTTAGTTTGCGTGTGCCGCCGCGACCTTTCTTTCCTTGTCCTTGTCTACTTTCTTGTTGTTTTTGTCTAGCTTTAGAATTACGAGTCATCAAATTTTTAGCTAACCTTGAAACTTTAACACTTCTAGCGCCCTGAAGTATTTTTTCACGTTCTGACTTT